ATGATCTGTATTCACCTCTAAATTGGATGTATCCAGATGTGTATCGCTCTCGTACGAAGTTCAATGAGCGATTCATGGATGTGACGTTCAATGCTTGGGGTGCTGAAATTGTCATCGGTGTGAAGATGTCAATGGAGAAAGAATTCTTTGGAGGTCTTGATCCATTCCTTCGTCGAATGCCTAAAGAAGCTATTCTGAAGTTCTTGCCTCCTGTTATTCGTGAACGTCGTGACGTAGAGATGACAGGTAAGCAGCAAAAGGCTTACAATCAGATGCGTGACAAGATGATCGCTGAACTTGATGGCGAACTTCTTTATACGACATCACCTTTGACGAAAATGACTCGTCTTCTTCAATTCGCTTCTGCTTATGCTGAAGTTGAATATGAGACAGTTATCGACAAGGAATCGGGTGAAGAGAAAGAGCATGCTAAAGTTACTCTTTCAAATCCGTCCAGTAAACTTGACGCGTTCATTGACGATCTTGAGGATTTTGGTGATGAGTCCGTTGTAGTATTTGCGGAGTCTCGTCAGCTTATTGATCTATTGTCAGATCGGTTGACGAAGCTCAAGATTCCTCATGGGTTGATTACTGGTGCTCAGAATGCTATTGAGCGTCAAATCCATATGGACGACTTCCAAGCAGGAAATACGAAGTTCATTCTTTGTACGATTGCCGCAGGTGGAACGGGTATTACTTTGACTCGAGGAAGTGTAATGGCTTTCTTACAGCGGTCATGGAGTATGATTGGAAACCTGCAAGCAGAAGGTCGAGCACACCGGATTGGTTCTGAAATTCACGAACGAATTCGTATGATTGACTACGTGACAGCTGGAACGGTTGAAGAACTTGTTTTCCAAGCAATCACTGAAAAAACTCGGCAGCTTCAACTTATTCTTCGAGATAAGGCTCTTATTGCGAAAGCACTCAAGGGTGAAGAGATCGAGTCTGAGGAAGAGATTATTGCTCAGCTTAAAGAACTTAATCAACTGCAAGAAGCTTTGGTTGAGATTGCAGATATTGATAACGAAGAAGTCGGAGAAGACATTTGACAGAGGTAAGTTTACGCAGTGATGTGACTGTAGAGTTGATTGACTCTATGGGAACTGAAGATCGTGTTGTACAAGTTGCGAAGGTTAGTACTCTTGGTGCTGATTCTCGAGACGCTGCAGGTAATACGCGACTTTTGAAGTACCTCTATCGCGATCAGCATGGAGTTCCATTTGAGCATGTTCTCTTTACTTTCTATCTTGAGATTCCGATTTTCGTGTCTCGGCAGATTGTAAAGCATCGCCTGTCCTCTATCAATGAGGAGTCAGGACGATATCGAGAATTCCAGCCAAGTTTCTATATTCCACGTGATGAGCGAAAGCTAGTTCAAGTTGGAAAGACTGGTGACTACGTTTTTGAAGACGGAAGTCCCGATCAAATGGAAGCTGTTCGTTGGGTTCTTAAAAACAGTGCGCAGTCTTTCTGGGACAACTATGAAAAGCTCCTTGAGCTAGGAATTGCGAAAGAAGTAGCTCGCATGCACATGCCTGTGAATACGTACACTTCGATGTTCCTGACGATCAATCTCCGCAGTTTGATGAATTTCGTGACAAAGCGCAAAGAATGGGCAGAAGCTGATGTAGTTTCTCACGCTCAGGATGAGATTGAACTTGTTACGGATCGAATGGTAGACATTATCAAAGAGAAATTCCCGAACGTTTGGGATGCTTTTGAAGAGAATGGCTACAAAGCCCCATAATTGTACTTTCGTAGCAAAACGTATTACAATTATTTTAGAGCAAAACAATAGAGGAAATACATGAACGAACCATATCTTGGAAAAAATCTTGACATGGTACGTATTTCCAATTCTGAGATTCAGGGTTTCAAAAATTGCCGTCGGCAGTGGTTCTTTGCTAATTATCTTGGCTTACAAGCTAAAGAAGTTGAGCTAACTGGACCACTGCCGCTAGGCACTCGTGTACACGATTCTCTTGAGCATTTTTACAAACACGGTGTAGTTCCAGTGGATACTTATGCCGAGTTGATGGAGACTGCTAGAGAGATTTTTGAAGACAGCCCTCAATCTGATGATCCAAAGCTGGTCACTAAGTTCAATTCTGAAGCGGAATTGGGTCGACTCATGCTAGAGGGATATATCGAATGGATTGAAGAGACAGATGCAGATGCGAATCTCGATATTCAATATGCTGAGAAAGTTATTGAGCATCGAATTGACGCAATTGATCAGAGAGTAATGCTTCAAGCAAAGGTTGATGCTGAAGCTCGCCGTAAATCGGACAATTCTCTGGCGATTATCGACCATAAAACTGCAATTGACTTTGGTCCATACCATAAATTCTCGCATATGTCTGAGCAATTGATGACATATACACTCATCAGCAAATTCCATCCTCCTGAAGATGGCGCAGAGGTTGATGGAGGCGTATATAATCTTCTAAAGAAGGTAAAACGTTCTCCAACAGCAAAACCGCCATTCTATGAGCGACTAGATATCCGCTTTAATGACGCCACCCTACGAGCTTTCTATATTCGTTTGCTAGGTGTTTTGCATGATATGATGGAAGTCCGTGATAAACTGGATGCTGGTGCTGATCACCGATTTGTAGCTTATCCTAAGCCTCAAATGGATTGGCACTGTGGCAAATGCCCATTCTTCCAGCTCTGTCCGATGGTTGATGATGGATCATCTGCAGATCGCTACATTGAAGATCACTTTGTAGTTGGAAATCCATACGAACGTTATAACGATGAAACACCAGAAAATAAATAGTGAAAGAAGTGATGGCCAATGAGTGACCGTTCACTGAGTGTTCTTACACATGGACACTCTAAAGTCGGTAAGACTACATTCGCAAACACTGCGCCATATCCTCGTCTATTGCTAGACGTTGAAGCAGCAAGCCGATTCCTCCAATGTAAAAAGGTTTATTGGGACCCAACTGCAGATGCACCACCTGTTGCAGATGGGTCATGGGAAACTTGCGTAGTTCGAGTTACCGACTTCAACGCAGCGCTAAAGGCGTATGAATGGCTCAAGTCAGGTCGACACCCCTTCAAATCCGTAATCCTTGACTCTATTTCAGAGCTTCAAGCGAAAGCGCAAGAGTTGGTTGCAGGACGTAACCAAATGAAGACTCAGGATTGGGGTGCACTTCTTTCAAAGATGGCATTCTTCTGCCGAGACCTTCGTGATTTGACCACAGGTGCTAACCCGCTTGAAGCAGTAATTATTACGGCAATGTCTCGTGAAGTAGATGGAGTTCTAAAGCCTTATCTACAGGGACAGATTGCCTCTCAGATTCCATATTGGTTCGATGTAACTTCTTACATCTTTATCGATCAAATCCAAAACGAAGCTGGCGAATGGGTAACTGTTCGTAAACTTCTAACGGATAAGAATCCTCAGTTTGAAGCTGGAAACCGCGTTCCTGGTTTGCCAATTATCATTGACAACCCATCTGTGGTAGGATTGTTAGACTTAGCTTTCCCACATACAGTAGAAGCTATTCCAGCTGCTGAAGTTGCACCAGCAATCGCAGCTCCAGTTGAAACAACTCAAGCATTACCCGCTGCTCCGGTAGCCGAATAAATTAAAAATGTCGAAAGGACACACTGTACATGCCTAATCTATCTTGGGACTCTCTCGTTGAAGCCGCTGGCGAAGCTGGTAAAGCGTTTGAACCGCTTCCAGTTGATAACTACAACTTCGTAGTTTCTGAAGCTGAAACTGGTGAATCTAAGACTGGCAAGAAGAGTATTGGAATTACTGCTATTATCGAGAGTGGTCCGTACGCCAAGCGTAAAGTTTGGAACACTTGGTACATCTCACCTGATAGCCCTGGTGCTCTAGCTTACTTCTTCCGCGAAATGGCAATCTTCGGACTTGACATCGATTTCTGGAAGAGCAAGCCTGCGGATGAGCTAATCATCTCTTCACTTCGCAACAAGCGATTTGTTGGTAGCGTTGTTCAGAAGGAATATCCTGCCGGTTCAGGCACGATCCGTAACGAGATCGATTCCTTTGCAGCTCCTGTTGGAGCAGCAATTGGAAATGCCGCAGCTTCTAGTGGTGCATCTGGCGGAGTTCCTTCCGTTCCGACTGTAGCCGCAGCAGCTACACCTTCGGTTCCTACGGTTCCTCAAGCAGCTGCGCCTCAGGTTGCAGTTCCTCAGGCTGCAGCACCGTCAGTTCCTTCGGTTCCTGC